GCCCTAGACCTAAATGGGCAACAGATGATTATGGTAGCTCTGGTTTAGGCAAAGGAATGCAGTCAACTACAGATTCTAATGTAGATCGATCTGCCGACACTATGCCGTTTGGACCTTCGGACATCCCATCGGACGACGCGCCAGAGCGAGATGTTAGCGGCTTCCAAGATCGTGCCGGCCCACCTTTGGAAGATCAGCTTATGGATCTAATCCAAGGTCTACCACCAGAAGAGGTTGCTGATTTATTTCAGGCAGTATTTGAAAAAATTCCCGGTGTTGAGATGGGCCCACCAGAAGAAGAACCAGAAACTCTTTATACTCCCGGTGCTGAAGGGCGTCCACAAATTAGCCTTGGTCCACTTAGAGAAGCAGTATTTGCAAAGCTCATGGAAGCCGGCGGCACCATGTATCGTGGCATGGGCGCAGCATATAAAAGAGACGAAGAAGATGCGACAGACGAGGACATCGATACAGACGAGGATACTGAAGAAACTGAAGAAGATGTATGAGTTTTCAATTAGACAAAAATCAAAAGGTCAAAGAAATATTAAAATGTGGCAAAGACCCTGTATACTTTCTTAAGACATACGCTAGAATCTCACACCCCCTCAAGGGGTTGATTCTTTTTGATACTTATGATTTTCAAGATGAATTATTAAGAGATTTTAACGATTATCGATTCAACGTTATTCTTAAAGCGCGCCAGCTTGGTATTTCAACAATTACCGCTGGCTACATTGTTTGGCTCATGCTTTTTCATCGTGATAAGTCAATCCTTGTTATGGCTACCAAGTTTGCTGTTGCAGGTAACCTAGTTAAGAAAGTCAAGAATATTATGCGCAATCTACCAGACTGGATCAAGATTGCTGAAATATCAGTAGATAACCGCACATCATTTGAGTTGTCAAATGGTTCATCAATCAAGGCCGCGTCGACCTCCGGAGATGCTGGTCGTTCTGAAGCATTGTCGCTTTTGGTGCTCGACGAGGCCGCTCACATTGAGGGTCTTGAAGAGTTGTGGACTGGTCTGTATCCTACGCTGTCGACTGGCGGCCGCTGCATTGCGTTGTCCACCCCTAACGGTGTTGGTAACTGGTTTCATAAAACATGCGTCGACGCTGAAACACAATCAAACAATTTTCACATTACAACGCTCCCTTGGGATGTGCATCCAGATAGAGATGAACAATGGTATAAGAAAGAAACCAAAAACATGTCAAAGCGCCAGATTGCACAAGAGCTTGAGTGCAACTTCAATACATCAGGCGAGACCGTTATAGATCCCGAGTGTATGGAGTGGCTTTTAACAAATGTCAAGGAGCCGAAGTATCGAACTGGATTTGATAGAAATTTTTGGATTTGGGACGAATTTGATCCCAGTTGCAATTACCTATTAGTTGCTGATGTCGCCCGTGGCGATGGTGCTGATTATTCCACTTACCACATTATAAAACTTGAAACCTTGGAGATAGTTGGAGAGTATCAAGGGAAAGCCACTTTGGATATGTTCGCTAACATGTTGAATCAAGTTGGCAGGGAGTATGGTGACGCCATGTTAGTGGTTGAAAACAACAATGTCGGATATACCGTGCTTGATAAATTACTGGAGTACGGTTATCCAAATCTATACCACTCAGTCAAATCAACCCATGAATATATTGAACAACATCAAGCAGAGATAATAAATTCAGCAGTCGCAGGATTTTCAACAACTATGAAGACCAGACCGCTTATAGTTGCTAAATTAGAAGAGTTTATCAGAAATAAACTAATTACCATATATTCATCCCGTACCGTTAATGAGATGAAGACTTTTATTTGGAGGAATGGTAAACCACAAGCAATGAAGGGGTATCATGACGATTTAATTATGGCCCTAGCTATTGCATGTTGGGTTAGAGATACTGCTATTCAATCTAGCGCAAGAGATTTAAATTATCAAAAAGCTTTTTTGGGTGCAATCTACACAGCTAAAACTACCATGAACACACAAATTAAAGGTCAACAAGGCTACAAGAGAAACGATTTATTTGATAAAATGAGTGAAGCAGAAAAAATGTATAACCAATATAAATGGATCATTAAGTGAGGTTTTAAATGGCACCAAAAAACAAAAATACAAGAAACACAAGAAATACAAGTTCAGAGCTTTTCAAATCGCTCACCAGATTATTTTCAGGTCCAATTATAAACTACCGATCACAATCCGGTAGAAAAATACGTAGACAGCATCTTGACAAGTATTCCTCCAGATTTAAAACAGCTTCTGGTCAGCAGTTCAAAAAGTCTCTTTACAATCCTTTAGATCAGCTATCTGCAAATGCAATGCAAAATCAACGTCGTGTGGAGCGTTACGTGGACTTTGATCAGATGGAGTATATGCCAGAGATTGCTTCTTCACTTGATATCTATGCTGACGAGATGACCACATACTCAGATTTACGTCCCATGTTGAGTATTAAATGTGGCAATGAAGAAATCAAAGCAGTTTTAGAAAACTTGTACTCTAAAATTCTTAATATTGATTATAACTTGTTTGGTTGGGCTCGCACGATGTGCAAGTATGGCGACTTTTTCTTGTACCTAGATATCGATGACAAGTTTGGTGTTCAGTCAGTCATATCGTTGCCGATATCAGAACTTGAAAGACTTGAGGGTCAAGACGCAACAAACCCAAATTATGTTCAATATCAATGGAATTCTGCTGGTATGACTTTTGAAAATTGGCAAGTAGCGCACTTTAGAGTATTAGGTAATGACAAACACTCTCCGTATGGAACATCAATTCTAGACCCGGCCAGACGTATTTTCCGACAATTAACTCTTGTCGAAGATGCTATGATGGCATATCGAGTTATCCGATCTTCAGAGAGAAGATTGTTTAAGATTGATGTAGGTGGCATACCACCACATGAAGTAGAACAATACATGGAAAAAATTGTTACTCAACTTAAAAGGCATTCTGTTATTGATTCCCAGTCTGGTCGAGTCGATATGCGCTACAATCCCATGAGCATAGAAGAGGATTATTTTATACCTGTGCGCCCGGGTTCAGCTACTGAGATTACCAACCTGGCCGGCGGCCAGAACACTACAGCAATTGATGATGTGAAATATCTTCGCGATAAACTATTTTCTGCTCTTAAAATACCACAGGCGTATCTTACAATGGGAGAAGGGGCTTCAGAAGACAAGACAACGTTAGCTCAAAAAGATATTCGTTTTGCCAGAACAATCCAAAGATTGCAAAGAGTTATCACGTCAGAGCTTGAAAAAATTGGGATTATTCACTTATACACTCTTGGCTTCCGCGGTGATGATTTAATTAACTTTAGAATTGTTTTAAACAATCCATCCAAAATTGCTGAGCTGCAAGAAGTCGAGCACTGGAAAGCCAAGTTTGATATTGCTGCTGGTGCTACCGAGGGTTACTTCTCTAGGCGATGGGTGGCAGAAAACATATTTGGCATGTCTCATGAAGAATTTATTAGAAACCAAAGAGAAATGTACTATGATCGCAAGCACGATGCAGCCCTTCAACAGGTTGCTGAAGCTGCAGCAGCAGGTGAGACAGCCGCCGTTGCTGGCGGCGGCGGCTCAGCAGATCTCGGATTAGATGCCGCGGCAGACACCGCGCCACCCGCAGAAATGCCCGCGGCAGCTGCCGGTGCGGACCCAGCGGCTGATGCAGGCGCCGCCGATGCCGGTGGAGATGATTCTATGTTGCTAGCAGTACCACCGGGCTCACGTGATGCGCCCCGGCTAACACCCGGCGCTAAAGGGAAAGTTTACCATCCCGTTAAAACTGACAAAAGAAAGTCGGCAGGACCTCGAACTAGAAACTACGCAGCGAAAAGAAACGCAGAAAAAAGCAGCAACACTATTAGAAATGTGTTTCCCGGCGCAGAAATAAATACTCTTCCTAGTATTGCTAAGGGTATTTATGAGGATGAGGATTCTAATTATACTTTGAAAGAGTCCGCAGAAGAGATTAAACTCTTCGAGGTCAACGATTCTTTACACAGTCTAATTTTTGATTTAGAAACACACCAAGAAAAACTATTAACGGAGCAAGATAATGAAGATTAAGCACAACAAAAAGAGAAACACAGCTTTTGTTTATGAAGCGCTAGTACGCGAGGGCACCTCTGCAATACTACAAGGTGATGAAAAAAGACGTAACATCGTTGTATCTTTGATTAAAAAACATTTTGCAAATGATTCGATATTGAAAAAAGATTTAGATTGCTACCGGTCTTTATATGAGACTAGCAGTCTTTCAGAAGCAAATTGTGCAAAGATCATAAAAGAGTCGAGACTGCAAAAACGTCTGATTGATCCTCAAGGATTGTTCTTAAAGCAAAGTGACCTGATACATGATGTCAATAAAGAACTCAGCCCGCAAATCTTCAACAACTTTGTTCCCAACTACAAGTCACTAGCAAGCATTTATCAAATGTTTTCATCAGAAACTTCGCCAAAAGATTCGGTACTTTTAGAAAATGCTGTTTTGAAGCATATGCAGAGCAGCGAGCCAACTTCACAAATTGTTGAAGTGGACAATGTTGTGATAGATTCATTTGTGCAGAAATTTAATTCAAAGTACGATCAACAATTATTGGACGAACAAAAAACTGTATTAAACCTTTATATTAAATCTTTTGTTGATAATTCTGTTGAGTTTAAAATGTACCTCAATGAAGAAATTAAAAGATTAAGAGATGAGGTTAACAAAGCAAAGACAAACAAACTGATTAACTCGGATGCAGATATGCTTAGAAAAACAGAGAAAATTATTGAAAAGCTTGATAGCTTTAAAAATACGCAAATTGATGAGCACGTATTGACAACAGTGCTTAAGGTTCAATCACTCGTAAAGGAAACAGTCGAAAATGGCAATAGTAATTAAAATTGGTAAAAAAGCCAATGAGAAAAAAGTTAGACTTGAACTTAATGCTCGCCAAACCTTGTCTGGGGATGTAATGATTTTCGATCATGGTGATGTTGATATTGTGCTGTCGCCGGCTAATAATAAAATTGTTGTCTTTCCAAAAGATACTATGACTGAACTTGTGTATGGCGCACAAAATAGGCTAATGGCCCATCTTACCAAAAAGGGACTACTGGTGCCGGAGTCCATTCAAGCTGGTTCTTTCTTCGGCTCAATGGAAGGAACGCTTCAACAATCTGCCAAGCCCGAGATTAGTGGCCCTAAATTAGCTTTGATAAACATTTCTACTTTTATCGAAGAAGAAAGACCGTACTTCGAAAACACAGAAGCAATTATCTCCATGCAAGATGATGAAATGATCCATCCCGACAAAGAGCAGTCAACTGAATTAGGAGAAGTACCTCAAGCAGCCGAAAAGGGTTCTATAAAACAGAGCTATGTTCGAGACCCCTATTCTCTAAACTACATGTATACTTTTGAGTGATAAATGGAATTAATAACTTTTATACTTTGTGCCTACGGGCTGACACAAATAATAGTCTATAGCGACATGCCTTTTTTTAAAAGGTTTAGACCATCGAAAGAATCATTCGGTGGGTATGGGAAGGTATTTAATTGCCCAATGTGTATGGGATTTCACGTTGGTTGGATATTAATGTTACTTTCTCCGTTTACAGAACTATTTAATTTTGATGTCTCTGCAGCAAATTTCTTTCTTTTAGGAGGCCTCTCATCAGGAACTTCCTATATTATGAACATGGTCTTTGGAGACGAGGGGATAAAACATGAACACAAACACATGGATGACTAAATGGATGCTGCAGCCTGTTAGACGCTGTTGCAAAGGATCTTAACTATGAAAATTACAGAATCACAACTAAAACAAATTATTGATGAAGAGATTATGTCGATGATTGAAAATGGAGAAATAGACGAAGGCGTATTAGATCGCCTTAAAGCACGTGCTTCTGGTCTTAAAACTAAAGCTGGCACTGCTCTTGGCTCGGCTAAGCAATCGCTTGGTGCGAAGGTTACGGGAGCTAAGGCTGCAGCAGTAGGTGCTCTAGGTGGTGACGCAACCAAACTTAAGAAAGATCAAGCCGCACAACAACAAGCTGCAGCAGATACGAAAGCTGCTGGTGTTAACAAGGCTAAGGCCCAGCGCGCTGCATCAATTTTAAACTCTCACCTTAAGGCATTGGTAACTGATTTAACAAAGCTGGGAGTCAACCCAGATCAACCCGACGTTAAAAAAGCAGTAGCCGCTCTACAACAAGCAGTTAATGTAAGCACACAGAGGGCAGCTGAAGAATGAGTAAAGTTTTATTACGCGAATACTATGAGTTGTGTGAAGGCGGCGTCTGTCAGGATTTGTTGACAGAGGCCGAAAAGCGTTTTGTAGCAGAGGGCGGAATGATTCTATCTGGTATTATGCAAAAGGCCGACACACAAAATGGTAATGGTCGAGTTTATCCTGCGCGTGTTTTGATGCGCGAGGTAGAAAACTACAAAAAGCTTGTTAAAGAGCGACGTGCCCTTGGTGAACTGGATCACCCAGACGATTCAGTGATTAATCTTAAGAATGCATCCCACATGGTCACAGACGTGTGGTTCCAAGGTAAAGACGTTATGGGCAAAGTGCAAGTGCTCAACACCCCCTCTGGAAATATTTTACGCTCCCTTGTGGAGTCTGGTGTCAAGTTGGGCATCTCATCACGCGGAATGGGTTCCGTAAGTGAGTCCCAAGGAGCCACAGTTGTTGAGGACGACTTTCAATTAATCTGCTTTGATTTCGTTTCCGAGCCCTCTACTCCAAATGCTTTCATGATGAGAGAGGCTAAAGAGTTTGGTGAACCCAACGTCTTCACTAAAGCAGATAAAATTAACAGACTACTTAATGATATTATCGGAGATTACAAATGAAAAAGCAAGAAGTCAGCAACCTTATTAAGGAAGCGATTGAGAACAAACTATTTGAGCACAAGTTTAAACAAGAGATAAGCGAGATTTATGATTCTCGCCAAGACTTGCAAAGCGCAATGCTTGTCAGTATGATGGAAGAACTTTCAGGTAGAGAAATTCCTGACCCAACTGTTCTTGATGAGGGTGTTTGGGAAAAAGCGAAGGCTATGCTTGCTAAGATCAGATTAAGTAAGAGCACTGGCGCATCCGATCAGCGTGACGCATTAGAGGCTGCAGCCGACAAAGCCGCTAACAAAAAGTTTAGTGAGATGTTTGCTCAGCTTAAACAGTCGCCCGGGTTTGATAAATATCCCAATAATGAAAAAGACAACGAGTTTGTTGGTATTACTACAGGCATTGGTATGATGTACCAAACAGTTGTTGAGGCACACAAGGACGGACTCATCGAAACAGACACAGCAAATGATTTAGTTTCGAAACTTAAAAGCTATGTTGACGGTCTCGAAGGCGACTTGTCATATTCCTATAGATACTTTAACGAGGATGAGGATGTTGACGGTGAAACTATCGATGAAGAGGATACTCTTGAAGAAGACATCGCTGGGATTAAAGCTGATAATGTAAGCCTTAAATTTATAGAAAAGTTTATGAAGGCCGCACAAGAAGCTCAGGTTACTGGAGGAGAAATTCCAAAGCGAATGCAAAGAAGGATGGGGAGACTAAACACTAGGCTCGCAAAAGAAATTGAGAAAAAAGGTTTTGAGAATCTTGGTCCAAAAGAGAGAAGAGCTTGGGAAGAGATGACTAGATTCAGACAGAATTCTGAAGCATTTGATGTCGTATCAGACCCAGTTAAAAAATCGATTGACAAAGTAGCTAAAGCTGGAAAAGCTGGAGGTGCTGGAGGTGGTAGCGCCGCCGCATCACCCGATGACTTAGGACCCGAGTTGGGGCCAGAAATGGATCCAGGAATGGAAGATGAGTTTGGCAACTTCAGTGATCCCGGCCCAGACGGAGACCTCGATCCCAGCGAGCCAGATTCTTTTGGCAACTTTAGTGATGATGGTCGTATTACCCCCGGTATTGGTTCCGGTGGTGATGGACCTCGTATTGGAGACATTGGCGGTGTTCAAGATCTTGGCAAGCTTTACAGACAAGCTGGCAGCTTAAGCACATTATCAGGCTGGCTTGGGCCCGGCTTCTTAAAATCAGTTGCTAGTTTTGCTCTTCCTGCCGCAGGTGCTGCAGGACTCGCCGCACTGGTTGCGAAGCGACTCATGGGTAAATCTCGCGAAGGTTCACTTAAGAAGCTTTCTGGCGGTATCAAAGGTGTGGACGCCAGCGCTCAGGGTACCGATTCCCCAGCCCCGACCGGCGACGATTCCGGTAGAGATCTGGAAGGTGAAAAGAAATTTGCCCAGCTTGGCAAAGATCTTGAGGCAGGGACAGCAACTGATGATCAAGTAGGCACTCCCATCAATATTGGC